ACTTCTCTTTCTATCTACAATGACTCTGGATTTTGTGCAAATTGTAATGTAAGTGAAAAAGCAGTTAATAAAATGTTAAAAGAGTTAAAAGGTTTTATTGAGTATGAGCAAGAATAAGTGGGGTATTGAATTGAGGCCAGAACGTATTTGCGCTATTGACGCAAGCACTAACAGTCTTGCCTATGCAACATTTCATGATGGTGAGCTAAAAGAGTGTGGCAAGATAAACTTTGAGGGCAAAGACATTTATGAAAAGGTAGTAGATGCTGGAAGAAAATCAAAAGGCTTGTTTGATCATATAGTTAATGTGGATGCTATTGTTATTGAGCATACCGTTTTTATGAATAGTCCAAAGACTGCTGCAGATTTAGCACTTGTTCAGGGTGCCCTTCTAGGTGCTGCTGGTCAGTCAGGAATTCGTACGATTGGAAAGGTATCTCCAATAACTTGGCAAAACTATATAGGTAATAAAAAGATATCTAAGGAAGAAAAAGCTATTATTGTCGCAAGAAATCCTGGCAAATCTGAGTCATGGTATAAAACTTATGAGCGTAATCTAAGAAAGCAAAGAACAATTGACTTTATTGAATTTCAGTACAATAGAAAAATAGATGATAACGATGTAGCTGATGCCTGTGGTATTGGTCATTGGGCTATAAAAAATTGGGGCAAGGCGATAGGTGTAGAATAATGGAAAGAGATCCTTTTAAGTTTAAAGAAGAATCAAAAGACGTTATATTAACAGTAAAGACTCTTGCTCCAACAAAATGGTTATTGATGGATCGTGAAACTGGCCAGATGTATCAGGGCAGCTCAAAAGGGTACTGGGATAGACTTGACCCCGTTATCAAAGTTGACAAAGAGGCATGATGTCTGCTAAACTATATACTTCAGAGGTATGGCTAAAAAAGAGATTTCTTATTGATAAGAGGTCTCCAGAAGAAATTGCAAAAGAGTGTGGGGCAAGCGTAGAAACTATCTACGTATACTTGGCCAAATTTAATCTAAGAAAGAGTAGACGATGAATAAAACACAGAAAGTTCTTATTGGTTTAGGTGTTGCTGGTGCAGTAGGACTAACCTATTTAATAACAGCATTAAAAGGAATGCCAGAAGCATTTGAGTGGGAAGAAGATGATGAAGACTATTAAGTTTTTTATTTATTATACATATTCACAAGCTAAACAATTTTTTTGTAAACACAATATTAAACACGCTGTTTCATGTCCATATACACGTATGACATACGTAGATTGTGCAAAATGTTTAAAAAGATTGTTTGTGGAGCCTGCATATGAGTAATAACCTAAACATAACAGTTGATCAAGTTAATCATCCTCAACATTACACAACAGATCCTTCTGGGGTTGAGTGTATACAAATTACTCGTCATCGTAATTTCAATATTGGCAATGCTTTTAAGTATCTATGGAGAGCAGGACTAAAGGATGAGTCAAAAACAATTCAGGACCTTGAAAAGGCAATCTTCTATATCAAAGATGAAATTAATAGGCTAGAAGGAAAATATGTCAACTGAAGAAGATTTAGTTAAACATCTTGACCAGGTAAACAATGTTGTCAGTGAATACTTAAAGGGCAATGACCCTACAGTCATTTCAAAAGAGTTAGACATCCCACGTACACGTGTTGTCTCTCTTATTAATGAGTGGAAGACAATGGCTTCTGATAATGCTGCTATTCGTGCTCGTGCTAAAGAAGCATTAGTTGGTGCTGACACACACTATAGCAAGCTTATCTCTAAGTCTTATGAAGTTATTGATGAAGCCTCACTGACTAACAATCTTAGTGCAAAGACTGCTGCTATCAAGCTTGTTATGGATATTGAATCTAAGCGAATTGATATGTTGCAAAAGGCTGGTCTTCTTGAGAACAAAGAGCTTGCTGAAGAAATGGTTGAGATTGAGCGTCGTCAAGAGGTGCTTGTTGGAATTCTTAGAGATATCGCCTCAGAGCATCCAGACATTAGAGATCTTATTATGCAAAGACTATCGTCTATTGCTAAAGAAGGAGAAGTGATTACAGTTGTCCACGACGTTCAATGATTTCTTAGAAGTTCTAAAAGAAAATCATTTTGTTGAGAAGCCTGTTGACGCAAAGACATTTGTTGAGTCCCCAGACTATCTTGGACAACCACCCTTGTCTGATATTCAATATACAATTGTAGAAGCAATGAGCCAGATTTATCGCAAAGAAGATGTTGTTGATATCATGGGGGATGCAGGTGAAGAATACTATAAAAAATATACAAAGAATGAGCTTATTCTGCAACTTGGCAAGGGATCTGGAAAAGACTTCGTATCAACAGTATCCTGTGCATATGTAGTATATAAGATGCTATGTCTTAAAGACCCAGCAATATATTATGGAAAACCAGCAGGAGATGCTATTGATATTATTAACGTAGCTGTAAATGCTCAACAGGCAAAGAATGTTTTCTTTAAAGGATTTAAGTCAAAGATTGAAAGATCACCATGGTTTGCAGGAAAGTATAATCCAAAGGCAGACTCAATTGAATTTGATAAATCAATTACTGTTTATTCTGGTCACTCTGAGCGTGAGTCACATGAAGGTTTAAACTTATTTATGGCAGTACTTGATGAAATTTCTGGTTTTGCATCAGAGGTAGCAACAGGAAACGAACAAGGAAAGACCGCTGATAATATATATAAAGCTTTCCGTGGTACTGTAGATTCTCGCTTCCCTGATCTTGGGAAAGTTGTTCTTCTTTCATTCCCTCGTTATCAGGGTGACTTTATTTCTCAACGGTATGATTCAGTAATCGCTGACAAAGAAGTAATAGAAAGAACACACAAGTTTATTATTAATGAAGACCTTCCTCATGACAATCCAGACAATACTTTTGATATATCATGGGATGAAGATCATATACTTTCATATAAGATTCCAAAGATATTTGCACTAAAGAGACCAACTTGGGAAGTAAATCCTACTCGTAATATTGATGATTTTAAGATTGCATTCTTAACAGACTTAGGAGATGCAATGATGCGTTTCCTATGTACACCAACATACTCATCAGATGCCTTCTTCAAGCAAAAAGATAAACTTATTAGCTGTATGACACTAAGCAATCCTGTAGATAGTTTTAGAAGATTCGCAGAAAACTTTAAGCCAGACCCAGATAAGATTTATTATGTACACGCTGACCTTGCACAAAAACATGACAAGTGTGCTGTAGCGATTGCACATGTAGACAAGTGGGTAAACATCCAGGTAATTAAAGATTATGAACAGGTAGCACCTATTGTTATAGTAGATGCAGTAGCATGGTGGGAGCCAAAAGCAGAGGGCCCAGTCAATCTATCTGAGGTAAAACAGTGGATTCAAAATCTAAGAAGACAAGGTTTTAATATAGGATTAGTATCTTTTGACCGTTGGCAGTCATTTGATATTCAGCAAGAGCTTAAGGCTGTTGGAATAAGAACTGATACTGTTTCTGTTGCCAAAAAACACTACGAAGATTTAGCAATGATGATCTACGAAGAGCGCATTGCTATGCCAATGATTCCATTGCTTCTTGAAGAAATGTCTGAGTTAAAGATTATGAAGGGTAATCGTGTTGATCACCCTAGAAAGAAGTCTAAAGACTTAGCAGATGCTGTTTGTGGTGCCGTTTTTGGTGCTATTTCTCATACACCCAAGGAAATGAATATTGAAATAGAGATTCATACCTGGGGCACAAGTGATAAACTTGCAAGACAGCAGAGAGCTATGGTAGAATTGGAAGACAGGCAAATGCCTGAAGATGTCAAGAGCTTTCTTGATAATTTAAAACTAATATAATAAGGAGAAGTAAGTGAATTCATTTAAGAAAATCGCTTTGGGACTAGCTGCAGCAATGTCTTTTGGCGTACTATCAGCACTTCCGACAAGTGCTGCTGTAAACGCACCAACTCTAGCCATTGACTCAGCAACAGACGCTGTGACATCTGGTGAGTCTGCTACAGCAGTAGTAACATTGTCGTTCATTTCAGAAACATCAGCGGATACAGCAACAATTATCTCTGCTATGTTTTCTCAGCCAACAGGTGCAGCAAAGTCTGCAACCCTATCACTTCTAGAAACATCAACATCCTCAGTAGTTATTGCAGGAAATAATGTTTCAGCAAACGTTAACTCAACAGTTAACACACCAACATATGTAACGGCAAAGTTCTTGGTAACTTTGAATGCACCAACAGTTGCAGGTACATATGATGCAAAGATTCTAACAACAAGCCCAATCAACGGACCATCAGTTTCATGGACAGTAACAGTTAAGGCAGCGGATCTAACTCCATCTGCTTCAACTACTACATCTATCCTAAACGCTGGTGAAGTAACAACTGCAACAGCAGATGCTACAGTTTATGCTCCAAAGGCTACTTCAACAGATGCAGCAGCAGTAATTGTTGTTACACCTAAGAATGCAGCAGGTGGATCAGCAACTGAGTCAATCCTTGCAACAGTTTCAGGTTCAGGAATGATTGGTAGTGGATCAAACGCTACATCAATTTCAGCACAAGGTCGCTCATTGGTAATTCCTTCAGGAAACCACATTGGCGTATTTGCTGACGGTACAGCAGGAGTATCAACAATTACTCTTACAACACTTACAGGTGTAGTTCTTGCAACTGAGAAGGTAACATTCTACGGAGATATCGCATCTATCGTAGCAACAACAGTTAAGCCTGTTATCCCAGTGGGATCAAATGTTTCAACAATTAAGGCAGTGGCATACGATGCTGCAGGCGTAACAGTTGGAGCAGGAACACTTAACGCTTTCTCAAGCGATGTTTCAGTGGTATCCGATTCAGGAACTGTAGCAACAATCGTAAATGGTGAAGCAGTGTTTACTCTTACAGGAGTTAAGACAGGCGGAGTCGCTGTAACTGTTAAGTCAGGTACAGTATCATCTGCTCCAGTTGCTACTCGTGTAGAAGGTGCAGCAGCAACAGTTAAGTTGTCTTTTGATAAGGCTCAGTACCTTCCAGGAGAAGCAGCAACTATTACAGTTCAGGTTCTAGATGCAGCAGGTCTTCCAGTATCTGGTAAGACACACGCTAATCTATTTGCTACAGGTGGAATTGTTTCTAACTATGCATTTGGATCAGCATCTGATGTACTGACAGCGACTTCTGTTACAACAGATACAGCAACAGTTAAGACCTACAAGGTCTTTATGCCACTCGTACAAAATACAATTAAGATTACAGCAACTGGCGGATCATCTCTTCCAGTAGCAGGTCAGGTTGTAGTTTCTGCAGAGACAATTGTTGAAGATTCTGCACAGAAGGCAGCAACAGATGCAGCAAAAGAGGCTCTAGATGCTTCTAATGCAGCAACAACAGCAGCACTTGATGCAGCTAAAGCAGCAGATGCTGCCACAGCAGCAGCACAAGCAGCAACAGATGCAGTAGCAGTTCTATCAGAATCAGTTACTAAGTTAATTGCTGGACTTCAAGCACAAATCAAGGCACTTGCAGCAGTAGTTGCAAAGATTGCTAAGAAGGTAAAAGCTTAATAAGCAAAACAATTAGGGGAGTCAGGTAACTGGCTCCCTTTTTTGTTGCAATAAAATGATATAATAGCCTTAATAGTCATATCACCACTACGACTATAAGGAGTGAAAGATTAAAAGATTATTTAGAATAGCATTGGTCTTATCCCTTGCTCTATTTCCCCTACTTTTAATAATTGACAAAGCCCACGCAGCAGAAGGTTTGACTGCTCAGGTCTATAATGTTCTAGGACAAAATGCTGCCCCCTATATACCCCAGGGAGCCTCTCCAGCAATAACTACAAACGTATCCAACATTGACTTCCAGTGGGGTAGCGGTAGCGTCTTAGGTGGGCCTTCAGAGGATGTTATCGTACGATTTACAGGATCAATTAGAAGCGATTCTACTCAGGACATATCCTTTTTAGCAACAGCAGACGATGGAACTAAACTTTATATTGACAATGTTTTAGTAGCAGATGACTGGTATGACAAAGGCGGTGGAGGAACTACAACTGACCCAATATCCTTTACAGCAGGAGTTCCAAAAACCATAGAATTAATGTACTATGAAAATGGCGGGGGAGCAAATGTATTCCTTCATTGGGATCAATCTGGATCTATGGATATTATTCCAGCATCAGCCTTTACATCTCAAGCAGCCCCAGTAGTAAAAACAATAGGACCTCCAAGAAATTTAACAATAAGTAGTGGAGAAACCTCAACAGTTTTAACTTGGGAAGCCCCAAATACTGGCAATACTCAACCAGAAAGATATGCGATTAGTTTTAATTGTACTGGGTGCAATGGCTGGGGAATTGCTACTGGAAATGTTGGCGGACCAAATTCTTTGAATACAGCAATCACAATTGAGCATTCCTTACTGGATGGACTTATGCCAGCAGGAACAGTTTGGTCATTTCATATCAGGTCTGACAATGATACATTTGCTCTTTACTCTGAAAATTCAAATGTTGTTACTGGTTCTACATATGTAGCACCCGCTCCAGAACCTTATGTTGCAGCACCTTTACCATTTAATTATACCTATAGAGTAGACGAAAATGGATCATTTAGTATAAATGCCCCATCTGGGAAAATGATAGAAACAATTACAGCATGGTATGGCGATCCTAATGATGGAAATTATGGAGCACTTGTAACAGATACCTTAACAGCTTCACATAGTGGAGAAACAACAACTGTAATTTACGCAAACAACGATGTGTTTGGAGATCCAGTTCCAGGAGTAGGCAAAATTTTAATTGCCAATGTAACGTTTATTGATCTTCCTGGACCAACACCAGAAGAAATAGCTGCTCAGCAAGCAGCAGAGGCAGAAATTGCAGCACAGGTTGCAGCACAAGCACTTGCACAACAAGCAGAAGCAGCAAGAATACAGGCTGAAACAGCAGCAATAATTGCAGCACAAGCAGCAGCAGCTCAGGCAGAAGCAAATAGAATTGCTGCAGAAGAAGCAGCCAGAGAAGCAGCAAGAATTAAAGCAGAGGCTGAGGCAAAAGCAGAGGCTGATCGTATAGAGGCAGAGATTGAAGCAGCAAGAATTCAAGCAGAGATAGAAGCCCAAGAAGAAGCAGAACGTATTGCAGCAGAAGTTAAAGCAGCAGAAGAAAAAGCAGAGGCAGAAGCAAAGGCTGAGGCTGAGCGTATAGCAGCAGAAGAAGAGGCAGAACGCATAGCAGCAGAAGAAGCGGCTGCAGAAGCGGAAGCAAAAGCCAAGGCTGAAGAGGAGGCAATTGCAGAAGAAATAAGACAAGCAGAAGAAGATGCAAAGGCAGAGGCGGATGCTATAGAGGCTGAAGAAAAGGCTAAAGAATTAGAGGAAGAAAAGGCTGCTGAAGAAGAAAAAGCAAAAGAAGAAGACTTGAAAGAAGCTATTGAAGATGCAAAAGATGGGAAAGAATTAACTGAAGAACAGAAGGAAGTTGTAGTTGAGGCACTACTAGAAGACCTTAAACCTGGAGAAGCTGTCACAGCAGCAGCCGTCGCTGCATCTGGAGTTTCTTATGCAGATCTTCCACCAGAAACGCCTGTTGAAGTTCGTACAGATGAAAATGGAAATGCACTTGTTATTACTGCAGAAGTTGCCGCAAATGTTGAACTGGTTCAAGATCCAGGTGCATTACTAGAAGCAGCATTTACTGATCCAGGAGCAGCACTAGCAGCACTAGGAAGTATTGGTGCAGATATGACAGAGGAAGAAAGAGAAGAAGCAACAGACATGGTTGTGGCAACAGTTGTAGCTGCAGGAGCAGCAATTAACGCAGCAGCAGTAGCAACAGGTGGAGCAACTGGCGGTAGTACAGGTGGTGGAGGAAGTTCTGGAGGAGGCTCAGGAAGCAATTCACCAGGTTCAAGAGGAGGAAGAAGATGGTAAGAATAATAAGGAATATAGTTAAAGATCTAATAGACCAAGCATGGACTCTTCTTGGAATGTTCATTGCCTGGGTTGTTTTAGACGGTAGCGCAAAGACTATTGTTGGTTATGGAATCATAGCCACCACCACACTTTGGATACTAACTAGTCCTATTAGAAATAAAGAAGAGTAGTATAATGCTATATATGAAAAAAATAGTAGCAATTGTATCTGCAATAATGTTATCTACAGTTCTAGCTTCTTGCGGTATGCTAGAAAATAGATATCGTTATGAGTGTCATGATCCAGCTAACTGGTATAATAAAGAGTGTAATCCACCAGTCTGCTTAGCAGATGGATTATGCAGTAAAGATATACTTGGCTTTGATCCTTTGGAGGGTGGCGTAAATGAGTAAAAAAAGATATACATCAGATGAATTAGATGCAAGACTAAAGTTTTTTCTTGGCATGACACTAGGAACAATTTTATTGTTTACAACAATGGGTATTCTTTATGCCCTTGTTTTTGTAACACAGCCAATAGGTGAGCAGTCAGAAAACGATAAGATGTTCTTCAATGTCTTGTCATCTGTGGCAACATTTATCACAGGTACTCTTGCTGGTATTTTAATTGGTAAAAATGGCGGAAGCTCAGAAGTTACACAAACTTCTCAGCCATATGAGCAACAGTCTATTCAGACATCTGAGCCTACTGTTACACAAGCAGTAGATGAGCTTGATGATCTTGATGATTTTATTGAATAAATAAACATTGCTTGACACTATATTTAGTAGATGGTATACTTTAATATAGATATCTAAAGGGGTTGGGGCATGACTTGTATTGCTGTATTAAAGCATGAAGATAAAATCTACATGGCTGGAGATCGTGGTGCTTCAGATGATGGAACCATTCTTGCTTTAGATGCCCCAAAAGTTTGGAAGATAGGTCCGTATCTAATTGGATATGCTGGATCAATGGACGGAGAAAGAATCCGTTATAACTTTAAGCCAACTCCTCCCAATATCAAAGATACTGATAAGTTTATGCAGACAAGGTTTATCAAGGAACTCAAAGAATTCTATAATGAGTTCTGGGTTGATACAT